TTACGATTTTTTCCCTTTTTCTTTAATAAATTCCCAAAATTGTTTTACCTCGTCTTGTTTTTCTTGAGAAGCATCTTGAATGTCTTTAAACCAAAGACCAAGCTCTGAATCATTAATTGTTTTATCTAAATTGTTATTGTTTACTTCATTACTTTGTAAATTACGAGGAGTAACATTCTTCTCGTTTTTTTCGTTTAGTCGTGGTTCTTCGTTAACATCGCTAAGCAAGAAATCTATGGAAACGCCGAAAAAATTAGCAATTTCTAGTAAACGTGTTTTTCTCGGTAGTCGCTCATCACTATTCTCATAATGAGTTATAGATGAGCGAGGTATTTTTAATTTTGTAGCTAACTCTTCTTGAGAAAGTCCTTTAGCTTCACGTAAACCTTTAAGTTTTTTTTGAAAAAGCCATTTTCTAACTTAGATGGATACTTTAGTACGTGGCTTTTTATGGTGGATTTACCCCGTAAAATAAACTGTAAGAAATAATTTGGTGCACACCCCTTTGTTGACAGATTCATTCTGATCACGAACAGAAAAATGTTGAAACTCCAATTATTTCGGTTATCCATCTCATATCTATTTGGGAGGTTCATACATTGGAAACCTGTTTTCAACATTTTAGAAGATTATTTTGATATTACCCTTGCAAACGCACAAAGAATTAAGAATGTACCAGGGCGTAAGACAGATGTAGCGGATGCCGAATGGATTGCCAAGCTCCTTCGGTATAGACTGATTGAAAAAAGTTTTGTACCTCCAGCAGATATTCGAGAACTTCGAGATTTAACACGTTTACGAAAAAAAATGATTGGCAATATGACTGCTGAAAAAAATCGTATTCAAAAAACATTAGAGTGTTCCAATATTAAACTAGGTTCTATTATCTCTGATGTATTCGGTGTATCTGGTCGTAAACTACTGACTCGACTTGTGGAACAAGGATATGTTAACTCACATGAAGTAGAAGAAAATATTCATGGAAGCATGACGCCGAAGGCATCCCAGATTACAGAATCCTTGTTTGGAACTTTAAATCCACATCAAATTTTTCTTATTCGTCAATCTTGGAATCACATCTTATTTCTCGAAGAATCCATTCAACAAATAGAAGAAAAAATTGATGAACTTCTTTCACCTTATCCAGAGCAAGTTGAACTTCTTTTAACAATTCCAGGAGTGAAAAAGCATGCTGTCGCAAGTATTATTGCAGAAATCGGTGTCGAAATGAGACAATTTCCATCGGCTCAACACCTTGCTTCATGGGCAGGCTTATCACCTGGAAATCATGAAAGTGCAGGCAAGAAAAAAAGCACTCGAACAACAAAAGGTAATCCACACATTCAATCCATGCTTTGTGAAGTAGCATGGGCCATCTCGAGAACTCGTCATACATGGTTATCAGGAAAATATTGGTCCCTTGCTGCACGGAGAGGTAAAAAGAAAGCACTTATCGCCATTGCACATAAAGTTATTAAAATTATCTATCACATATTAGATCAACGATCTGGTTTTATTGAATATTCAAAAGCTCTTTCGTAGCTAATCCATTCAAGTTCATATTTCTTTCGCTACTGTTAAAAAATTTAATAACATGTGGCTTATTTTTCTATGCCCTTTTTTTAAATCATCATACACATACTAAGATTTCTTCCCTCTACAGTACATATGAAATTTGGAATGATAACTTCAGTCTTTTCACAGAAAAAACGCAATATGCGTGAAATTATTATAATGCATATTTTAATTACTCTTGTTTATCTCCAGGTTTACGATTTTTCTCTTTTTCTTTAATAAATTCCCAAAATTGTTTTAGCTCATCTTGTTTTTCTGGAGAAGCATCTTGAATATCTTTAAACCAAAGACCAAGATTTGGATCATTAAATGTTTTCTCTTCCTCATGATCTATCGCTTTTTTTGTTTCTTTTGTATTTTCTCTACCTAATAAATGGTCAGTTGACACTCCAAAAAAATCAGCAATTTTTTTGAGTGTTTCGTAATCAGGTTCACGAGTTCCTTGTTCGTAGTTAGCTAATTTCCCTCTAGAAAACCCTAAACAATCTGCTAATTCATATTGGCTTAGTTTTTTATTTTTTCTAAGCTTAGAAATCTTTTTTCCAAGCATGTGCTCTTACCTTCTTTCTAGTTAAGAATATAGTTATCAATATCAATTATAGAAACGTTAAGTTTCTAAATCTACCTCAGAAACAAAAAGTTTCTAGAAAATGTTGACAGAAACAAAAGGTTTCGTTATATTTGTGTTATTAGGAAACGAAACGTTTCTGGAAAGAGGTGAAAAAGTGAATAATAAAAGAAACAAAATGATTCGTTATCGTAATGATAAGTCTAGAATCGAAATTGCTAAAATCTTGAAAATAACTCCTCAAATGTTAGGAGCTATAGAGCGAGGTGATAGAACGCCATCATTAGAATTAGCTAAGAAAATAGCTGACATATACAAAACAACAATTGATGATATTTTTTTTAATTAACAAGGAAACAAAATGTGTCCAAGGGCGGTGAGGCTATGTCAGCACTCAGACAAACTTATTCTGATAAAGAAAGTAAAACGATTAAGTCTGGAAACGTAACAATAACGATTCATTCTAATTTAGTTAATATGTCGTCAGAAGAACGAAAACACTGGTTTCAAAAAGAGCAGGAAAATAAAAACCCGATTCTTATGAAGCTCAATGAAATCATTCATAAAATCAATATGGAATTATCATCTAATTAATATTTTAAAGCATTAATAACTGAATATGGAGGCGAACAAACATGGGAACAAGTGTATATTGTAATTCGTCAATAAATAATTTATTACAAAATGCGAGAGCGTGTTGTGAAAATACAGAATTAAAAACAAAAAAGGGTTTAGCTAAGTATCTAGGGATTACATATGAACGCTTACTACGCATTGAATCTGGGCAATCCAAACCAGAATTTGAACTAGCTATGGATTGGTGCGATGCAACAGGAGCGAGATTGAATAAACAAGCCATAAAACATATTTACGGTGTCGGGTTACCCCCCACAGATCCACGTTTAACGCAAGATGTTAATTTACAACTGATGAATTACATTAAACAAGCCGAGGAAGGGATAGTAGCAGCAAAGGCAATTATGAATTTGCAAGTTACAACGCGTTCGTGGAGGCTGAGTGAACAAAAGAAACATGAGTATGCAATTCATGCAAAAGAAATATTCGATATGATCCAAGCTACTCAATGTGTAGTTCAATCCTTAACGCAAGTTCACTCGGAAATTATGGATCAAATACAAAGAAGTTGGTTGCAAAAAGCGGTGTCGGAAAACGTCATTATACACTCAGTAGAAAGCTTAATGAATTTAACGAAAGCATTGAAAGAGAGAGATAAAAATGACTGTAGATTATATAAATCCTAGTTTAGGAGAGTATAAAGAATTAATTCGTCTTGATGCAAAGCTAACAGGTGAAATTAAAATAGCGGAAACATTTGCTGAGGATAAAAACTTAGAGGAATTAAAAAGAGATAAGACATCAATTGGCAAAAGAAAAAGCTACCGCCTAGGAAACAGTAGCTCTATAAAAATATGATAAAGCAATTATAGCATTTTATAACTCATTTGGACAAGCGCTGTGCTTGTCGTTACGATCAGAAAGGGATTGTTACCTCCCCACCCCTTCACAATAAGTCTTTCTGGTTGCAACGATGCGTACAGCATCAATAAAAGAAGAAATAAGGTGTAATCTATGGCTATTAAACAGAAACACTTACAAAAAATTGTACTTCCAAAAGACGAGAAGTTTGCAGAAAAATTATCGAAATGCATGTTGCGGTATATGAATAATGCATTTGCATCTGAAACATCAGAAGATTATGAGCGTTGGTATAAGGAATTTGAGCGTTGTTCTCAAGAACTTTTAGCACTGAGAAAAAAGAAGGAAGAATACGAAGTGTCAAAAAGTTATCGTGTCATTATTACGGATTTACGCTTAAAAGGTATCAAAGCTGAGTTAGTAATCCGTACAAAATAAAAAATCTACCACTTTGCAGAGTGATAGATTCAAATGGCTTTGAAAAATTTAGTTAGGATAATTATACCAAATTGAAAGCCATATAACAATGGAGCGTGACAGATGCTTTTAGACAAATCATTACATAGAGTGTTGCTGAATCCTAAGCTGCTTCAGCAATCTACATCAGAGCAACACCTAATTTACTTAGTAAAACAATATCTCAAAACTGGATACAAAAATTATCGCTTATTACGTGTAGAGGATGAATTTGCGATATGCGAACGAATGTTAAGTGAATAAAGAAAGCTGGTGGTACTTATGTCAGGGTGGATAAAAATTCACAGGAAAATTACAGAAAGTGCAATTTGGTCAGATCCACGAAAGTTGAAATTATGGATGCTTTGTTTATTAAAAGCTAGTCATAAAGAGCGTGAAGTATTAGTTGGAAATAAGTTTGTTAAATTAGAAGCGGGGCAATTTGTAACAGGTCGTGATTCACTTGCTGAAGAGTTTAATAAGGGTATGAAGAGGGATGATCGTATAACTCCAAGAGGTCTTTGGAAATGGATAAAACTATTCGAAACAGCTAACTTTTGTTCCATCAATTCAACGACTAAATATAGCGTCATTACTATTACTAAGTGGAGTGAGTTCCAAGATGGTTCCATAACTGTTCCAACAGAGTTCCAACACGGTTCCACAAACAAGAATGTAAAGAATAATGTTGTTGTTGCTGAGGAACAAAATGTATCTAATTTCCTTGATGAAAAAAATCAAGTAAACATAATTGCAGATAGATACATGCAATTAAAAGGACGAGGTTTTCCAGGACCAGAGGATTATCAAACTATCAGTGAACTTTTACAATACGAGGTTCCTGTAAAAGATATCCTATTCTACTTAGAAGAGTGCTTCAAAAACTACAGGCCTAAACATACTATGGATCGGATTAATTCGTTTAAGTACTGTGCTAGGTACATTTATGAAAAATGGAATGCTCAGCAAGTAAGCAATAGACCCCTAACGTTGATTCATGTTCAACAAAAAAAACAAGGTAAACGGCAATCGAAAAACGCTGAACTGCTTGCTAAATACGACTAGGGGGAACGTGAAGTGGAAAAGAAAGAGGTTGTTAGTCTTTTAAGATACATCGTTGCAGTTTATCCGCACTTTGAACTTTCGGATGACCTAGTAAAGGTATGGATTGATTTAATGAGAGACGTATCCTATACCGAGACCTTTGAAAATTTAAAAGTGCATTGTAAAACAAATAAGTTTCCACCTAAGCCCGCTGAGTTGATGTACGAAGAGAGAAATAGTGGACCAACGGTGAACGGAACGAAACACTTATTTAAACGATGGGATGAAGAAAGCAAGGACATCGCAGTACCTGAGGAAAAAGCGAAACACCTGAAAGAGATAGCCAAAATTTTAGGTGTAAGGAGGAACGATTAATGACTCAGACATTAGATTTTGAGGGACTTTATAGTATCCAAGCAGAGCAAGGATTACTTGGCGGAATACTATTGGAACCAGAGAAATTAAAGGAAATTAATTTACAACCGAATCAATTCTATCGACCACAACATGTTCAAATTTTCCGTACGATGCTTGAGGTGGATGGTAATAACGAACCAATAGATTTTGTTACTTTAACGGCTAGGTTAGCAGAAAAAGGTCTTATCGATAGTGTTGGTGGCATAGGCTACTTAGCTCAATTAGCAGAAACAACACCTAGCACTTCTAATCTTAAATACTATGAAAAAATTGTATGGAGTAAGTGGCGTGATCGTGAAGCAGTGAAAACAGCTGAAGCGTTGAAACAAGCAATTCACAGTGAAGATAATACAGAGCTTGCTATACAAACACAAATGGCAGCGTTGCTTAATCTTAGTCGAGAAGAAAAGCATAATGATGGAAGAATTATTGATGGGCTTATGAAGGTATTTACAGAGTTAGAAAATCCGGTTAGAGGTCTTGTTGGTATGGATACTGGTTTTTCAGAACTTAATAGAATGACCGCAGGATTCAAAAAACAAGAGCTTATTATTGTTGCGGCACGTCCGTCGGTCGGAAAAACAGCATTTTGTTTAAACGTTGCAAATAATGCAGCTGGTGAAAATGGTGAAGGTGACATAGTGGCAATATTTTCTTTAGAAATGGAAGAAGAGCAGCTACTAAAACGTATGATTAGCATCAACGGTAATATAGACGGCAATCGAATGAGGACAGGGGAATTAACTATAAGTGATTGGAATAAGTTACCTCAATCGATGGGGGTTTTGAATAGTAAAAACCTTCGAATTTTTGATGATGCTGGAGTTACAACCAATTTTATTTGGTCAAAAGTAAAGAAGTTGTGTGATGAATATCCAGGGAAAAGGATTATGGTCATTATTGATTATTTACAACTTATACAAGGTAATCCAATCTACAAAGGTAACCGTCAGGCAGAAATTGCTGAAGTTAGCCGTACATTAAAAACAATGGCTCGTCAGTTAGATGTTTGTGTAGTTGCTCTATCACAATTAAGTCGTGGAGTTGAAAGTAGGCAAGATAAACGTCCTATGATGTCTGATTTACGAGAAAGTGGACAAATTGAGCAGGACGCGGATGTAATAGCTTTCCTTTATCGGGAGGATTATTACGATAGGGAAACTGAAAATAAAAATACAATTGAAATTATCCTTTCAAAGCAGCGTAATGGTCCTGCGGGAGTAGTTGAATTAGGGTTTGTTAAAGAGTTTGGTAAGTTTGTGAATCTAGAACGACGATTCAATTATCAACAGGGGGTTTAATATTAGGGGGTGATCAATATGCGGAAGCAATTAACGATCTTCGATGTGGGACCAGTTGTATCATTTGACGTTAAGAAAGCACAGATCCATCGTGTGAATTCAAAACTACGATATACAGATGTAGTTGTACAAATACCACATCAAGTGAAAGCGATTGATGAATTAAAACCGACGACAGCACCTGATGAGCGCTATGAGTTATTTGAAGAGTACGCGATTGGAATTTGGCGTTATAAACGAGCTGAGGATAAACAATTTATATGGGAAGAAGCTGAAGAAACGTGTAAGCGAGCAAGAGATGAAAAAGAGCCGATTCCGATTCGGCTTCATCTCTCACTGGAACAATCATTTGTTCCGGAAAATGTTTTGCAATATCTATAGACAAATAAAACAAGCTGAGATCACTCTCAATGTATTCCAACAAAGTAATTATAACATAGGGGAGTGATTTTGGTGAGAATTAGAAAAGAAAATCTTGTAAAAATGACAGCTGAAATAGATTTGGGAATAAATGGAATATATGTTGTTAAAAATGGTCAGGTCCAACTAATAGAGCCACCTCAAGGCGGATTTGGTGAACAATCATTTGTATATCAAAGTGGAAAAGTAATTCGTATGGAAGAACGAAAAACACAGTTACTTTAATCAAATTTGAATTTTATTAAGAAAGGGGATGAAAATCATGAGAGAACGTGAAAATTGGGATGTACTGTGTGAAGAATGTGATAAAACGATTGAACGTGGAGTAGCAACAGAATCTGGTGATAATTACTGTGACTCGTGTTACAACAAATTAGCATATGAGAACAAAGCTAAATGAATTTGAATTTTATTAAGAAGGGAGAATGTTGAATGAGTCAATTCATTCATACTTTACAACAAGTTATAGTGCTATATGACTCTTCAAAGAAGCCTTACAAAAGCGGTGATATTGTTAAATTGAAAGGGAAATCGCTTCTTATTATCGGCATTGAGGCGTTTAAAATATCTGGAATAGAATTAACAATATGGTATACCATGCAGGATTTAGAATTTCATGATTTTATCTCTGTATCGCCGAAACCTATGTTAAATGAGTTGGAACAATTGTCAGTTTTATATCGCTATAATGATGAGCGTTTTGAAGACCTTCAGCCAGGGAGGACAATTCCGCATCGAGGAAAGAGATATAAAGTTATAGAGCATACCAGTATTGCTATAGACAATGACATGATCAAATTACAGTTTATAGCAACACAAGTCTTGCCTATGGAACGTGGGATTATAAGAACAAAATATTTTGATGAAAAGAAGAAACAATTAGAAATCAATGTTTTGTAACCAAAGCGTTATTTTAATCGGAAATGGCAGGTAATTGACCGAATCACCTGCCATGTGGAGGGGTAAAGCTCCGTTTTGAAAGAGTGTAGCTGACTCGTAGATAGTATTTGTAATGTAAAAAAAGATTATTCATAAAGGAGGATTACAATGTACCCGTTTTATGTAGCTGGTGAAAAGGTGTTTTCATTCTCTTATAAGCCAAGTAAAGGCGTTGTGAAAGATGATGATACTGGTAAATGGTACGAAATAACTGAAGTAGAGCAAGGGCGTGGGCGTAAAGTTTACGGAAAAGAAACTATCAATTTGGACGGCATGAATTGGCAACCTTATAAAGATTAATCGAAAGGGGAATGAGAAATGGAAGTTGTAAGCAGATCACGTAGAGCTGTCAAAAGAAAGTATAGACAAGTAAGACAAGAATTTAAGAAAGATATTTTTGAAGCAACTAAAAGCAATCGCGCTTTTGCAATGATGATTGTTGAGACATATACAGCAAGTCAACATAGAACGCACATTATTAAAGTTTGGGAGTTACTAGGATTTCATCATCAAGAAGCTTATAAAGATTATTGCGATAAATTGATGGGAAAACATTTATCAGGACGAGATGAAATAATGAGGTCCATCTACTTTGCGGATAAAGAATTGTATGAAAAATACCTTTACAAAATTCCTGAATGCTACGCAATGGGTGATGCATTAGCGGTTGCATACAAAGTTCTTAAATCTTAACAAAATAGTTATTTGCGCGACACGTTTCCTTATAAGTGCGCAATCATGAAATAGGAGGGCTATCAATTTGATAGCAACAACTGATTGACTGAAAGTAGGAATGAAAGCCGTCAGGTTGAGCTGAAACTACTTGTCTGATACTCCTACATGCAAGGCGTGATAGTAGTCACAAATTGTATGAAGCTAGGTGAAGTCGGCTGAACAAAACCTAAGTGAGAAATCATATAGTAATGGATAGGCCGGGATGCTACAAAATATCTATGGTGAGAATGTCCAAACGGACTGACGAACTTGCGAATGTACGGGTCTAAACTATTAATACATTAGAAATGTGTATGTCGTTACTGACGACGTTATCTACCGAAAAGTAAGATTGAATAATATGAACTTCGGAACATCTAACGATGAGGATGTAAAGATAACAGGCTTACAGCAAGCACCTAAGGATATATGTATAGCTAAGTCAATCGGAACGTGGTAAGTGAGAAACTGTCATCAACGCCTACTAGCGGACAGGTGCATATAAGGTTCTAACGAACCGAAATTGCTTTATTCTTGTGAAGGTGGGGACACAGTACCGACGAAGCATGTAATGAATGTGGAGGGATAGTCCCTAGTCTTGTTCGTTGAAAACTAAATCAACTGGATGTAACTCACAGGATCGAGTAAGATAATGTGACTTTTCGTCAGAAAAGGGAATGAATACGTTGGTGAGTACAAGATTGCTTGTAATCTAGTTGCTTTAGCTTAAAAGGAGAAGATGGGGCGCCGTATGTTGGGAAACTGACACGTACGGTGTTAGGTGGGGGAAAAGGTGGAGATGATATCAAAGCCTTACCTATCACGCACGATTAACAAAAAAAGAGCACCTGATCAGGGTGCTCGCCTAAAACTATGAATAACAATCCATAAATAATATATGTGACTTTTGCCTAATGGTGATAATTTGTAATGAAAAAATTAAAAATACGGCAAAGAGATAGTTACAAAAAGAATATAGCATACCAAAGAGATATTAATGTGATCCATCCAATAATAAGAGCGGTGTATTTTAAGGTTTTCATGATTAGTCCTTTTAGTTATAGAATGCACCAGGATGGAGAATTTAATTAATTTTTCAACAAAATTCTTATTTTGTAAACGGAAAATAGGAGTGCTTGACCAGAGCACTCCATGACGCTAACAACTATACCTATAAGAGTATATGAGTATATGAGTGCTGTAACTAAATATTCTTAATTTTTATTCAAACAAGAAAGAGCACACGGGAAAGCGCTCTTTGACCAAGATTTATATGAAAAAGTATCGGCAATTAAATCTTATGTATGTTTTCAGTTTATGTGCCAGTTTAAAGAAAATCTTTATTTCATAACAAGCGAAAAGAGCATGCATATAAGCATGCTCTTTGACAAGAAAGGTAGATTTCTATGAGTGGAGAGTCTCCATATAATAACATATGCTCGTCCTGTTAAAGTGTGAAAAATTTAAACAAAATTGTTATTTTAGTAGAAAACATCTAAAAAGAAGGACCCACATTGAGGGGGTGGGTCCTTTTAATGAAGCCAGGCATATATACTAAACATATAGAGATTAGCTATATATTTCCAAAAATGGATTGAGATTTCTATGTGTTAATTGTTGAGAAATAATTAATAAAAATTTCATTTTGTCACAAATAAAAGAGCAGCCAGCAAAAGCTAACTGCTCTCCGAAAAAAACGTTAAGAAGGAAGTTCAGAACTCAAGTGTATTTATAGTATGGACAAGGCTTATGGATTTATTCAAGGAGGAATGAATAATGTGCGCTTATTGGGAAAACGCACTTAAAGAATTCTTTAAGAAGCAAGAGCAGGAACGAAATAAAAGAGCAGCTAGCAAAAGCTAACTGCTCAGGTAATGGAATATGGTTCGAAATGGGTTGTCTATAGTATTAACGGAATTTTGAGTTTTATTCAGGGGAGGAAGAAAAAATGAGTAGTGCTTGTACATGCCATATAGATAAAGATAAATGTTTTTGGTGCAGAGTTCGGATTGGGGCATTTGGAACTAACTCTTCGCAAGGTGTGTTTATGGAACTTCCTAATGGCAAAGAACTTAGATTTCATACACATGATATGAATAGTGCTCATGAGTTAGCCGATGCATTAAGTGATAATGTGGTCAAAGTTGATATGCCAAACGATAACACCATAGACAAGCTTAATAGAATTAAAGAAATAATTAATTCTTAA